GGTAATTCGGACCCCGGTTGTGCAGTGTTGCAACGGCCTCTCAAGGGGGTTGTGTAGTGGTCTCTGGCATGTCATCGCCCATCACCCAGGACGACTTCGGCCGCCTGGTGGGTGTGTCGCAGCAGCGCGTGGCTGCGCTGATTGCCGAAGGCGTGCTGACTGCCAACGGCACCGCAGGGCAGTGGCTGCTGGCGTACTGCGAACGCCTGCGCGAGCAGGCTGCCGGGCGCGGCCAAGAGCTGACCATCGAGCGTGCCGGCCTGGCGCGACAGCAGCGCATCGGCCAGGAAATCAAGAACCGCGTGGCGCAGAAAGAGTACGCGCCCATTGGCCTGCTCGCCGACGTGCTTGCCGCAGCCAGCAGTGCCGTGGTCGACCGCTTCGACGCGCTCAGCGGCACGCTGGCCCGCACCTGCCCGGGCTTGGACGACGAAGCGCGCACCCAGGTGCTGGGCGTGATCGCGTCGGCGCGCAATGAGTGGGTGCGCTCCACTGCCACGCTGGCGCTGGCCGCGCTTGATGACCTCGCCCTTGAAGACCCCGAGGACGAAGGCCCGCCGGGGGACGACCTGCTGCCCGAAGACGAGCTCGACCACGCGCCATGAACGCCGAGCCGCGCCCGCGTCGCTACCACGTGCCCGCGGTCACCCGCGCGGCTGTGATGCGTGCCTTGCGCGAAGGGCTGGTGCCGCTGAAGGCCGAGCCGCCGCAGCGGCTGGCCGACTGGGCGGCCGTGCACTTTCAGCTCAGCGGCGACAGCTCCCACCAGAAGGGCCAGTGGACCGCCTGGCCTTTCCAGATCGGCTGGATGGACGCCTTCAGCAACGACGACATTGAACAAGTCGACGTGCAGAAGGCCAAGCGCGTGGGCTACACCAAGACGCTGGTGGCCTATGTGGCCTACAACGCGGCGCACCGGTTTCGCAAGCAGGCGCTGTGGCAGCCCACCGACGACGACCGAGACAGCTTCGTCAAGACCGAAATCGACCCCATGCTCGACCAGGTGGGTGCAGTGCGCGACGTGCGCCGCCGCACCAAGGGCACGGAAGACAGCATCAAGCTGAAGACCTTTCGGGGCAGCCTGGCGCACTTTCTGGGCGGCAAGGCCGCACGCGCCTACCGCCGCATCACCGTCGACGCTGTCGAGCTGGACGAGATAGACGGCTTCGACCAGACCATCGAGAAAAGCGCCGACCCCGTCACCCTGGCCAAAGGCCGGCTTGAGGGCGCGCCGTACCCCAAGTGCATTGTCGGCAGCACCCCGCGCTTGCGCGGCTTCAGCCACATCGAACGCCAGGTGCAGGCCGCCGACGCGCGCCTGCGCTACCGCATCCAGTGCCCGCACTGCAGCGCCGAACACCCGCTGGTGTGGGGCGGCAAGAAAGTCGCGCACGGCTTCAAGTGGGACCGCACCGCCGCCAAGCCAGAGACCACGGTGCACCACGTGTGCCCGCATTGTCACGGCAGCATCAACCAGGCGCAGTACCTCAAGACCTGGGAGCAGGGCGCCTGGGTGTGCGACATCACCGGCGTGCGCTACGGCGCCGACCGCACCTGGCGCAACGATCTGGGTCAGCCCATCCGCGCGCCGCGCCATGTGGCCTTCACCGGCGTGTGGGCGGCCTACAGCCCGCAACGCACCTGGGGCGACATCGCGCGCGAGTGGCTCGAGGCGCGCAAAGCCCAGCGCGCTGGCGACAACGGGCCCGCCCAAGGCTTCACCAACGAAACCCTGGCCGAGACCTGGGAAGAAGACTTCGAGCAGACCGAGACCGAGACCATCCGGCGGCGCGCCAAGGCCGAAGCGCTGCCAATGGGTGTGGTGCCGCGCGGCGCCTGCGTGCTGAAGAACTTTGTCGACGTGCAGGCCGACCGCTGGGAAATGGTGACCTGGGCCTTCGGCCGCGATGACGAGAGCTGGGCCATCGACTACCGCGTCATCTACGGCAACACCGCCAACAGCGCCGAGTGGGACCAGAAGGTTGAGCCCCTGATCGGCCTGAGCTACCCCACCGCTCAAGGCACGCGACTGGCCTGCAGTGCGCTGGGCGTGGACAGCGGCTACCAGACGCACCAGGCCTACGCCTTTGCGCGCAAGCACAAGCACCGCAACGTGCACGCCACCAAGGGCGACAGCCAGCCCGGCAAGCCCATCAAGGCCCGCCGCACGCTTCAAGACGTCAAGGCCAGCGGCCGCGTCACCCGCCGCGGTGTTGCGGTGTGGTTCATTGGCACCGACACAGCCAAAGACCTGATTCACGGCCGCCTGCAGCTGGAAGGCGCAGGACCCGGCCGCATGCACTTTGCGGCCGATCTGCCAGAGGCCTTCTTCAAGGGCTTGACCGCAGAGCACCGCATCCCGGTGCGCACGCCGCGTGGCGTCGAACACCGCTGGGAATGCCCATCGGGCCACCGCAACGAACCCCTGGACTGCACCGTGGGGTGCCTGTTCCTGGCCGAACTGGACGACCTGCCGCGCTGGACCGATAGGCAGTGGCTGCGCGCCGAACAAGCGCTGCAGCCCGACCTGTTCGATACGCCGCCGCCACCGCCGCCCGATGCGCCAGAAACACCTGCGTCCCCTGAGCAGGCTGCGCCTGCGCTGCCAGGCTCGCCCACCAAACCCGCCCGCCCGCGCATCGCGCGCGCCGCTGTTGTTGCCTCTGACGAATGGATGTCGCGCGTATGAACGCTGTCACCTGCGCCCCTGTGATCGCCACGGCCTACAGCGCCGTCGAAGAAGAGCAGACCATGCTGCTGTTCTTCGAGCTGTGCGACGCGCTGCGCCTGCGCCACGGCTACACCGAGCCCCAGGCCACCGAGGTGGCGCGCCTGTGCATCGACACCATGGCCGCAGTCGGTGACGATGAACTGCTGGCCGCCAAGCGCTTGGCCAACCGCATGGCCCGCCAGCGCCGCGACGCAGCCATCCGCGCCGAGCTGCGCACCGGCAACGCTGCAGAGCTGGGCCGCCGCTATGGGTTGACGGCACGGCAGGTGTACAGGATCGCTGGAGCAAACGCCGCCGCCACGTTGTGACATTCCCGCCCTGGGAATGTCGCGCCCCCCTGCGCAGACTGCGTGGCATGAACACCACGTCCATGCCTGCACAGGGGTCCGCTCGATGAGCCGGCCCTTCTACAGCATCCGTCGTTTGCCGTTGGCTGCATCTGTGGTGGCTGCGGCCGCTGCGGTGGGTGCGCAAGCTGCGGCCCCGGCTGAAATCTGGATCTACGCCGACATCGGTGAAAGCTGGTGGGACGAGACCGTCAGCGCCAAGTCGCTGGTGAAGGAACTGGCGGCGCTGGAAGCCGACCAGATCACCGTCCGCATCAACAGCTACGGCGGCAGCGTCTCTGACGGCATCGCCATCTACAACGCGCTGCGTCGGCACAAGGCCACCGTCACCGTGTGCGTGGACGGCATCGCTGCCAGCATCGCCAGCCTGATTGCCATGGCCGGCGACCGGGTCGAGATTGCCGAGAACGCCCAGATGATGCTGCATGCCCCCTGGGGCGTGGTCATGGGCAACGCAGCCGAGCTGCGCGACCGGGCCGACATGCTGGACAAGTGGGCCGAAAGCATGGCCGCCAGCTACGCCCGCAAGACCGGCAAGACCGAAGACCACGTCATGGCCTGGCTGCAAGACGGCAAGGACCACTGGTTCACCGCCGCCGAATGCGTGGCCGAGGGCCTGGCCGACGAAGCTGTGGCCGCCATGCCCATTGCCGCCAGCGCCACGCGCTTTGGCTGGTGCCAAGCCGGCGGCCAAGCTGCCCCTGCACACAACCAGCCGCCCCAGCAACCCACCCCGGGCGCAGGCGTCAACACCCCTTTCCCCGCGGCCGCGGCCGTAACCACCCCTGGAGCCAACATGCCCCAAACCCTGAACCCCGCGGCCACCACCCCGACCGCTGACGACACCCAAGTGCAAGCCGCGGTGCAAGCCGCGCGCGTTGCCGAAAACCAGCGCCAAGCCGGCATCCGTGCCGCGCTGAAGCCGCACATGGCAGTGGCCGGCGTGCAAGCGCTGCTGGACGCTGCTGTCAACGACGTCAATGCGTCGGTCGACTCCACCAAGCTCAAGGTCCTGGACCTGCTGGCCGCTGGCACCACGCCGGTGGCGGGCAGCTACGTGGTCACCGGTGCCGATGAAACCGACAAGCGCCGCGCCGGCATGAAGGCCGCGCTGGAAATCCGCGCCGGCCTGTCTGCCAACGACAGCGCCAACCCCTTCCGTGGTCACACCCTGGCCGAAGTGGCGCGCATGTGCCTGGCGCACGCTGGCGTGCGCGACATCCCCGGCGACAAGCTGGGCATGATCGCCTTGGCCTTCACCCACAGCACCAGCGACTTCCCGCTGCTGCTGGCCAACGTGGCGCAGAAGGCCATGATGAAGGGCTACGAAGAGGCCGACGAGACCTTCCAGCTGTGGACCACCTCGGGCTCGCTGCCCGACTTCAAGATCCAGAGCACGGTCGACCTGGGCAGCTTCCCATCGCTGCGCGCGGTGGGCGAGGGTGCCGAGTACAAGTTCATCAGCGTGGGCGACCGCCGCGAACAGCGCGTGCTGGCCACCTACGGTG